TTTAGTTGTGAGATATCTACCACTATGAATCTTGGTGGCGATGATTGGCCTATATATTTAAGTCCAAATGAAAATGTAGGTATACCTGATGGTAAAAAAATAACTACTACTAGCCAAGCAAAAGGTGTTAGAGTAGATTTAAAACCAGGAGATATGCTTGTTTATTCTGGCTGTGAGCTAGAACATTGGAGAGAAAAATTCAAAGGCAAAGAATGCGTACAGGTTTTTCTGCATTATAACAATCGTAAGACCCCAGGAGCGAAGGATAATATGTTTGACAAGCGTCCACATTTAGGTCTTCCTTCTTGGTTTAAACGATGATATAATTCTTAGATGGAGGCTGTGTCACCACCACATACCACACAGTCTCCTTTTAAGGATTATAATATATGTTTTTTGGCGGAACTTCATTTGCAGGAGCACCTTTTGGAGACTCAGGATTTAACCCTAACGCATTTGTAAGCGTAAGTGGGTCCAGAATTAATGAATCAACAGGTACAGTAGGTTTAGTAGGTAATGCTAATATTAGTGTTACTGGCAATAGACTTAATTTTACTATTGGTAATGTAACTATTATTGAAGGTACAGGTGTTATTGTATCTCCTGATGGTAGTCGTTTAAATCTTACAAGCGGTGATCCAACTATTGTTGGAAAAGCACTAACAGTTTTAACAGGGTCTAGAATAAATTTAAGCACTGGTACACCTACTTTTGCATTTAAATATCCTGTAACTGGAAGTCAAATTAATACAAGCACAGGAAATGTTACTACTGTAGGTAAAGCAACTATATTACCAAATGGTTCACGAGTAAACTTTAGCACTGGATCTGTTACTATATCTGCAGATGCAAACTTATCTGTTACAGGAAGCAGAGTCGATGTATCGGTAGGAAACGTTACAACTAAAGCAAATGCAACTGTAACAGTAACTACAAACAGACAAAATATTTCAAGTGGAACCGTAACTATTGTAGCAAAAGCAACAGTTTCTCCTACAGGAGAAAGGTTAAATATTGCAGATGGTTCTGTATTAATTAAAAAATGGGATGGTATTGTACCAGGAGCTGAGATGACTTGGACTCCAGTACAAACATCATTAGGATAATATATGTATTTTGGAGGAAGCACATTTGCCGGAGCACCATTCGCCGATCCAGGTGGTGTAAGTGTATTTGTTGCAATATCCGGAAATAGAGTTAATGTAAGCACAGGAACCGTAGGTATTTCTGCTTCTGCTAGAATATTACCAGGAGGTTCTGAAATAGAAATATCAGTAGGTAATGTAGTTGTTAAAATAGGTCAAACAGTACCTGTACAAGGATATAGAATAAACCTTGCAACTGGTACCGTTTCTGTGATATCATGGAATCCGATAGTTCCAGGAGCAACGGGTACCTGGGTACCTATTGACCCGAATAATCCGTAGGAGAAATATATGGCATCAAGTACGTCAAGTGACTTAAAACTAGAATTAATTACCACAGGTGAAAAATCAGGAACCTGGGGTACTATTACAAACACAAATTTACAAATATTAGAACAAGCATCATCCGGATATTTATCGCTTGCAGTAGGTGGAGCAGACGTTGCTTTATCTTTAGCAACTCATGCTACAGCAAATGGTAAAAATTTATACTACAAATTAACTGGTACATTAACCGCAAACAGAACAGTTACAATGCCTGACGGTGCTGAAAGAGTATTTATTGTAGAAGATGCAACAGCAAGATCAGCTTCTAATTATACACTTACAGTTAAAACAGTTTCAGGAACAGGTCTTGCATTACCTATTGGATCAACAACAGTTTTATATTCAGATGGTACAAATATTACAGGAAAGCTACAAACAAAAGGATATTATACACCAACTACTACGTACACTACAGTTAATGGTGACCAAGTGTTAGTGGATACTTCTGGAGGTGGTATTGGTACTGCGATTACACTTAATTTACCAGCTTCTCCTGCAATAGGAAATGAGGTTACATTTATTGATAGTGGTAATAACTTTGCATCTAACAACTTAACAATTGGAAGAAACAGTTCCAATATTTTAGGTAGTGCTTCAGATTTAGTGGTTTCAACTAATAGTTCTGCATTTACTTTAGTATATGTTAATGCGACTAGAGGCTGGATTTATAAAGATAACATATAGGAGCACGGATCATGGCTCTTCTTGATTTTCAATTTGTCCCAGGAATTGACAAACAAAATACAACAGTAGGTGCTGAACAACGTTGGGTAGACTGTGACAACGTAAGATTTAGATATATGTTACCTGAAAAAGTTGGTGGCTGGTCTTCACTTATTACAGATACAATTGTTGGTGTTGCAAGACGCGAGTTTGCATTTGTTGATTTAGCAGGTAATAGATATGTTGCTATTGGAACAGACAAGTTTCTACTTATTTATTTTGAAGGACAGCTTTACGATGTTACGCCTTTAAAGACTACATTAAGTTCTTGCACTCTTGCAACAACATCGGGTTCGGCAGTTTGCTCTATTACAAAAGCAAGTCATGGTTTAAGTGCAGGGGATATTATATTATTAGACAATGTAACCTTACCAGCGGGTACAGGTTATGCTAATTCAGATTTTGAAGATAAATTATTTCAAGTAACAAGTATTACAAGTTCAAGTGTCTTTACAATTACACAAAGCTCAAATGCATCTGCAACAGTTTCAACAGGTGGTAGTTTAGAAGTTAAACCTTACGAAACAGTTGGTCCTTCAGCACAGTCATATGGTTATGGTTGGGGTACAGATACTTGGGGAGCAGGAAACTGGGGTGAAGCATCTTCTGCAACCGATGTAACACTAGAACCTGGTTTATGGTCATTAAGTAATTTTGGTCAAGTATTAGTTGCAACAATTGCAAATGGTAAAACGTTTACTTGGAATGCAGGAGCAACAGATCCTTTAACTGTAAGAGCATCAACATCTACTTCAGGTTTTGCAACTACAAATAATCCAACTGCAACAAGGGTAACACTGGTATCACCAACAACAAGACACTTAATTCATCTTGGAACAGAAACAACTATTGGTACACCATCCACACAAGATGATATGTTTATAAGATTTTCAGAACAAGAAGACATAAATGATTATACAGTAACTGCAATTAATACTGCTGGATCACAAAGACTTCAAGATGGCACAAAAATTATGGGTGCTTTAAAAGCAAAAGAATCAATTCTAGTTTGGACAGACAATGCATTATATACAATGAAATTTGTTGGTGCTCCTTTTACATTTGGATTTGAACAAGTTGGTACTAACTGTGGATTGATAGGCAAGAATGCAGCTGTTGAAATAGATGGTGTAGCTTATTGGATGTCTACAAATGGTTTCTTTGCGTTTGATGGTACGGTTAAATCTTTACCATGCACCGTTGAAGATTATGTTTATGATCAAGCAGATACAACAAAAGGACAACAAGTATATGCAGGTTTAAATAACCAATATACGGAAGTAACTTGGTATTATCCATCAACAAATTCTGAATACAATGATCAATATGTTATATTTAATTATGGAGAAAGTGGGCCTAGAATACCAGGAGGTGTTTGGTATATAGGTACAGAAGCTAGAACAACTTGGATTGATGCAACGGTATATCCTAATCCTATTGCAACTAAATTCAATGACAGCGCTACAGGAACCTTTCCAGTTATTGTTGGGGAATCAGGGCTCGGGCAAACTACTTTATTTGAACACGAAGTAGGAACTGATCAGGTCAATCCTGATGGTAGTACAACAACAGTTACATCTTTTATACAATCCTATGATTATGATTTACAACAAAGAATGAGAGGTCAAGCATATTCTGTAGCAGGAGATGTTTTTCTTGCTGTCAGAAGATTCTTACCTGACTTTAAAAATCTTGCAGGCAATGCAGAAGTAACACTTGCAGTTAAAAGATATCCATCCGACTCACAAACAACAACAGCATTAAGTCCTTTTACAGTTACAACTTCTACTCAGAAAAAAGATACCAGAGCAAGAGGAAGGTTTGTTAATATAAAAATAGCAAATACCGATGTTAGTGAATCTTGGAGATTTGGAACTATGAGATTAGATATACAACCCGATGGG